TGCGGATTCAATAGGATTAACTTCTATACCTTCATAATGATGACAATGTAATTCTGTATCAGTTGCACTGCACTTTTGACAGGTATAATTATCCCTTTTTAAAACAAGTTTTCTTAATGCAGGTTGTACTTCCCTTGAAGTATTGGTTCTATCATTTTTAAATCCTTTAGGATATATTTTTTGAGCATAAGTAGGACATGCTTGTTTGCATGTATCAGAACAATATAAATTGCATTCTCCATACCCATTTCCATTTATACACTGTATTTTAGCTTGTATAGAATTCAATGTAGGTATATACCATCTATCACAATACATGCATTTAACTTCTAATACATTTAAATCTTTTTTATTTTTTCTGCAATCAATATTATATGGTTTTAATTGATTTGTGTATGTATTATAAACAGGTATATTATTAGTAAAATATTTTTCTTCATATTTACCTGCACATTTAGGGCAACCTTGTCCTTTTAAATGATTAGTTGGTATTTGTTCAAATGTACCATGTACAGGACATATAATTTTTACTTTAGTCTTATTATTCTTATATTGAACTAAAGAATAATTATACTTATCACTATGAACTTTCTGTGCATCTATTATAAATTGTTCTATAGTTTTTCTTTTTTTGTTTGATTTATACATATTTGCACATTTAGGACAACCACATCCTCTTAAATGAGAATCTGCTTCTTGTTCAAATATACCATGTTCAAAGCATATAATTTTTACTTTGATTTTTGCATTCTTATAATCAACTAATTTATAATCATATTTATCAGCATGTACTTTTCTAGCATCAATTATAAACTGTTCAGTTGTTTTTCTTTTTGGCATTTTATAAATCCTTAATCTTTTTAAAATCTCTAAATATATAATAAAAATATGATGGTTTTAAAACTTTAATCATTTTTCCTTCATATAAAGACTCAAATGGTGATACCACATCATTCAATTCAGCCAAAACAAACCAATAATAACTTGTTTGATAATGTTCATAACTTATGTTATCGAGCCAATCTGTATCTATACATATATGCTTTGTAAAGAAATTATCATCATTTTTTATATTTTGTGATATTTCAAAATGTTTAAATATATTTAAGAAATGTTGATTAGTTTCTGTTATTTTCAATATATTATAGGCATTTAAACGAGATGAGATAGGCAATTCATAAGATGTTAAATCTCTATATGTTCTTTTTGTTTTTTTAATACTCATTTTAATCTTCCTTGCTTTCCTTATTCTATTTGCATTCTTTTCTTTGATATTGTTTAATGCCACATTTATCAGCTTTATGTATATCATTATGACAATTTTTGCATAATGTAATACAATTATCTGCATCAGCAGATTCAATAGGATTAACTTCTATACCTTCATAATGGTGGCAATGCAATTCTATATCAGTTGCACCACATCTTTGACAGGTATAATTATCCCTTTTTAGAACAAGTTTTCTTAATGCAGGTTGAACTTCCCTTGATGTATTTGTTTTATCATCTTTAAATCCTTTAGGATATAAAATTTGTTTATAAGTAGGACATGCTTGTTTGCATTCATTAGAACAATACAGATTACATTCTCCTAATGAATTTCCATTTATACATTGAATTTTACTCCATATAGAACTTAATGTAGGTATATACCATCTATCACAATACATGCATTTAACTTCTAATACATTTGAATCTTCTTTATTCTTTCTACAAGAAACACCATAAGGTTCTAATTGTTTTACATATGTATCATAAACTGGTATATTATTCTTTGCATATTTTTTTCTATATCTACCTACACATTTAGGGCATCCACATCCTTGTAAATGATTATCAGGTTTTTGTTCAAATATACCATGTACAGGACATATAATTTTTACTTTAGTATCAGAATTTTTATATTGTACTAAAGAATAATTGTATTTATCACCATGTATTTTTTTTGCATCTATAATAAATTGTTGTATTGATTTTTTAAATATATTTGATATTGATATATTTTTACATTTTTTACATCCTCTACCATTTAAATGAGAATGAGGGCTTTGTTCAAAAGTGTCATGTTCAGGGCATATTATTTTTACTTTAGTATGTGCATTTCTGTAATCAACTAAAGAATAATCATATTTATCACCATGTATTTCTTGTGCTTTTTCTATAAATTGTTGTGTTGATTTTTTTATAGTACCACCACATTTTTGGCAACCTCTACCATCTAAATGATTTATTGCTCTTTGTTCAAATATACCATGTACAGGACATATAATTTTTACTTTAGTTCTTGCATTTTTATATTGCACTAAAGAATAATCGTATTTATCACCATGTGTTTTCTTTGCATCTTCTATAAACTGTTGTGTTGTTTTTCTTTGTTCATTTAATTTTAATATTATACTACATTTTTTACATCCCTGTCCTTTTAAATGATGATTTGGTCTTTGTTCAAATACACCATGTTCAGGACAAATTATTTTTACTTTAGTTTTATTGTTCTTATACTGTATTAAAGAATAATTGTACTTATCACCATGCACTTTCTTTGCATCTTCTATAAACTGTTGTGTTGTTTTTCTTTTTGCCATTTTATAAATTCATTTTTACATTATTGCTTTTATCACTTATAGTATATTATTATATAATATAATACAAATAATGTAAATGTTATAATTTTTATTCAGTATCAGTTGTAATTAAACCACCAGCTGCATCACCCCAACTTGATTTATATAATGGTCTTAAATCAGTAAATGTAACTGTTAATTCTGCTCGTTTTGGAATACCAGCAGAATGAGGTGAATTCCATGTTATTTGAACATCAGTACAAGCTGCATCTTGAATATGCACAAATCCTACAGGTATAGTATTTATTGAAAATACAGCAGGGAAATCAATAACATCTACACTTTTTCCTTCAATTCCGGCACAAGACAATTTTCTAAACTCGTGAATTGGATCTAATACATCAGTTTTTAAATTTTGCCATTGTTGAAGAGTAAACGTAAATGAAATTTGTCTTCTTTGTGATCCTGTATATACAAGAGGTGTATCAACTTTATATTTTGCTGATTCGGTATTAGTATTATTTAATGCTTTTTGTAATCCTTTATTGGCACCTTCAGAACCACCTACAACACCAGTTATAGCCGTATTTACTTGTTTAAAATCTGATTTTGCAGTTGCTATTTTTTCAGTAACACGACCTAATATAGAACCATAAGATTCCCAATTATGACTAATTCCTTCTTGGATATCACTAAAACCAATGAAACTCCAAGAACTTATTAGTCCAGATTTTTGTATATAGTTTGGATCTCTTGGATTTAAGTTTTGTTGTTTTATTTGATAAGCATTAATGTTTATCCTTGTTAAATCAGTTGCCGCCCCTGATCTTGGAAATTCTTGTATAAATATCATAATTTATCCTAATCCATAAGATTTATTTAACCATAAAATGCTCATACTTTCAATATCTTCTGGTGGTTCATGGTTTTGGTTGTTATTATTTATAACAACAGGTTGTGTTTGTTGATTTGACGCTACAGTTTTATTCATATTCTTCATATTCTTACTTATTGTTTTTCCAAGACCTTTTCTACTTTCTACTTCTCTTTTTTTCATATTTGCTTTAGCAATTACAGCACCATTTATACCTTCAAGTTGTGATGGTTTAGAAGATCTCATTTCAGCAACAAGATTTTTTGATCTATCACCTACTTGACCGTACCATTTAGAATCCATCATTTCATTTGCAGCTTTATTTGTATCACCTTTCTTCAAAGCACCCCACATATCATGAAAACCTGATAATTTCTTAATGCCCATATTATAAGACATATCTGTTAATACATCTTTTTGTTTATCATTAAGAGGCACACCTTGTTTAAGAGCGTATTTTTCCATACTTTGTTTTGCTTTTATAAAATCTTTATTGTATTGTTTATTCCATAATGATGATTTCTCTTTATTTGACATAGATTCGGAAAAACCGAATTTCTTATTTGCAAGTGTATTAGCTTGTTTTTTAGTAATTGATTTATCTTTTGATATCAATGTACCATGGCCACCTGTCCAATAACCTCTTGAATCACGATATAAATTTTTTCTATAACCTTCTTCTTTTTTTATTCGTGAATAAGCTTTAGATTTAACACCTGTAATACCTGCAACACCTGTAGCACCTGTAGCATCTGTAGTTCTTGAACGAATTTTTTCTTTTGTTTTCTTAGACTCTTCTTTTCTTGATAAAGCTCTTTGTTTTTGAAATTCAGTTCTATAATCATGTTTTACTTTTAATTCACCTTTTACCTTTTCATAAACTACAGTTCCTTGTTTGGCTTTTTCTTCTTCTATCTGTTTATTTATTTTGGCAACATCTTCTTTTTTGTTTTTTATTATGGTTGTTCTTTTTCTACCTGCCCATGTTCTATTATCACCACTTTTTATTTCTTGTTCCTGTTTTGCTATATCTTGTTTTAATTTTTGTTTTTGTTTAACAAGGTCATTAATTTTTTCAGTATTCTTTTCATTATCAGATTTAAAGAATTTACCAATAACAGGTATCTTTTTTAATTTACTGGCAACAAAACTAAGTATTTTACCAACAAACTTACCTATTTTAACAAAAAATCCAGTAATAGGTGAAAATATTTCTTTAATATTATCTTGTATTTTATCAGGAATAAGATTCCATATAAATTGACTTATATTTTCAAAAAAATCAAGAATAGGTGAAAACATCTCTCTACCTATATTTTTTATATTTTCAATAGCACCTTCAAAATCACCTGTGAAAATATTTCCTACCATTTTTAAATATTCCCATATCATTCTAAATGGTTTTAATATTGAATCCACAATAAATGAAAATGTACCTTTAACTATTTTAATTAATGAATTACCAGAACCAGTAAAATCAGAACCAGTTACAAATGATATAATTTTATCAATAACAAAACCTAATATTTTTAATGGTAATTCAACCAAACCCATAAAAACTGATACTATACCACTTTTTAATCTACCAAAAATTGATTTATCTTCTGATTCAGCAAAACCTTTTACAAAATCAAATACACTAAGCAAAATAGTTATCGGATAAAATAATTTACCTATAAACTTTGGAAATAATTTACCTATAAATTTCAACATCTTACCAAATTTACCTAATTTATTTAAAGTAGAACCCACATTTTTTATAATACTTAATACATAAGTTAATGGAGCAAATATACCTAATACATTTTCTCTAAACAAACTTATCCAATCATCACCAAGTCCTCTTATTTTACCAAATGATACTTTTTCAATCATCCATGCTAATAATCTAATAGGCATTTCAAAAAATGATGTTATCATTTCAACAACACCATCTTTAAATTTACCAAAGAATGATTTTTCATTTGATTTAGCAAATCCTTTAATAAAGTCTATTAATGAAAAAATAATTTGTAATGGCCATCCTAAAAATTTAAATCCTGCTTTTATAGATTTAAATATAAGTGTAAACACTCTTGACTTAAATGCAAAAGTTTTTACAATAGATGTTATAACTTTAGATTTATCTTTTATCATTGAAAAGAATTTACTAAGTTTGAATATAATACCACCTTTCTTAAAAATGTTAGCAAATCTCATTTTTAAAATAGATTTCATATTATTATATAACATTTTAAATGATTCAGATATTTTTAAAATGGATTTTGATAATTTATTAGTACCTTTAAATAATAATTTTAAGTTTAATCCTTTAGCAAACGTTTTTAATGTTTCTATTATTATTTCAAATGGTAAAATAAGTTTTCTTAACAAACCACCTATCAACATGGCTATAATTTCTATAAACAACATGCTTTTTTTATCTTTATCTTTTCTTTCTCTTAAATCTTCAAGATGTTCTTGTTTATTAAGTAATAAACCTTTCAACAATATTTTTCTAATACCACTAACTTCTTTTTCAACACCTGTCTTTTTTTTCTTAATACCAAATATTTTTTTAAAATCATTTTTCATTGATGAAAACAAAGACATTCCCATATCAAAATGTCTCATTGTATCACCCATTACACCTCTAAACATATCATTAGTATGTTGTTGAACAGTATCAACAGTATCTAAATCAGAAAATTTTGATTTAGTAAGATCTACAGCATTGCCCATAATTTGAGAAAAATTTGATGTGTTTTTTACTATTTCTTTATTACTATCTTTTACATTTGATGATGTTTCTTTAATAGAATTATCCAATTCTTCTACACTATCTGATGTAGATACTATATGTTTTGATAAATTTTTATAAATATCATCTCGTGTTATAGAAGATTCTTTAATAAAATCACTACTTTGTTTTGCCATCATAGCTATTTCTACTGTTAAATCATCTATATTATCTTTTGTTACATCTACTGATTCTGTATAACCTTTTATTATATCATTTATACTTGTTTGTTTCATATTGTACCTTAAACTTTAATATCTATAAAAAAAGGGTATAACCTATTTTTATATAGATTATACCCTTTAGACTATTAATCCTTTTATTTTACATTATATAAAATAAAGTGAGGTTTATATATTTTCATAACTATTTTGTTCTTCTTTATTATCCCTTATAATAAAGTTTAATAACATTGTTCTTTCCCAATCTGACATTAAAGTAGATTCAGTATAAGATATATGTGCATATTTAGAAAGATAATATTGTTCTTCTATTATATTATTTAAATCGGCATCTGATAACATCAGATGCCTTAGAAGAAAAAACTTGATAGTGGTATATCTTGTTCTTCATCTTCCCATTTACAAAATCTACAATAAGGTTTATATGTAAAAACATAACCATAATCTACTTCTTTAAACCAATTTGTTATATTTTCATATGTTTTTTCACTTAAATTATCAAGTAATTCTTTTTTATCATTTACACTTGCATTATTTATATTACCAGCAGGTGTTTCAAAAGAATCTATAGAAATTGCATATAAATATGTCGCCATTTCTACCATTTTTTGATCTTCATTAAGTGTTTTATCATTTCTTACAATATTAACAGCTTCTTTTTGCATACCTCTTGTCATGAAAGACATATTAGCTGATAATGTATCCGTTAGTTTAATAACAGGATTTATCTTTTCAGGATACGGTTTATTTTTCATCTTATTGATATCTATTACATTAATAAGTTCTGTTTTACATTCTGGACATTTAGTATGAAAAGTATAAGTATCACCTTTAGTAATTTTTCTAATGTTAATAATTAAAGAAAATCTATCCTGAATAGATATATCATTGATATTAAAATCTTCTGTTGTTACACAATCATTTATAATATCATCAAGAATATCATCTATCACAAAAGGATCATCATTATCAGAATATGCTAATACTCTTTTCATTTGTCCTGTTGTAATAGGTCTTATTGATACTGTTTTACCTATACTTGGAAGTTCTACATCATTACTATACTGATTTAAATATTGTATTAATTGATTTGACATTTTATATTCACCTTTTATTTTTTATTTTATTATTCTACAGTATGCCATTGATATGCAAATGTTACACTAAATGTAGCAATATCTTTTGCACTATAATCAAGAGACATTTCACCAACAGTTGTCGGGAATGCTTTATGCATTGTATAAGTCAATATCGGTTTTCCTGATGTATGACTTAAATGTTCAATTGTAAAATCTTTCATATAATTTGTAGGTTCACCATGCATATTGTCATCTACTTTATGAATATCTTCTGACCACTTAAATAATTTTGTTCTTAAATCATCTTGAATATCTACATTAAAATCAACTGTAAAATCTGAATATGTATTTGTAGTACCAAGTTTATATACATTACCTTGCCAATTTGCTTCTGTGATATCAATTGTTTGTGCTGGTAAACTTGATGATTTAACAAGATATCTTGCAGCATCATCAAGAAAACCTGTATTATTAAAATGTAGATAAAAAACATACCCTCTTGATAGATCAGACTTATTTAAGTTTGAAATAAATCCTGCTAAATTAAAACCTTCACTCATTTTTATTCTCCTTTTATATATTTATAAGGAAAGACTATTAAATCTTTCTTTATTTTACTATTTTACTATATTATTGACCTTGATAGTTAATAACTTCTTCTTGTGCTTCTTCAAAGGTCATACCAGTTTTCATTGCTACGAACTGTAATACAATAAATTCAGCAACTCTGGTAGGTTTAATAAAAATAGTACACCAAAGTTCATTTCTATCAATTCTTTCAGGTGTATTATTTGTTTCATCACAAACAACTTTAGAATCGTAAATACCTCTTCTTTGTTTAACGTCATCTAAGAAAGGTTCAATCATTAATCTAAGTTGATTTCTTGTAATTCTATCATTGAATTCGAATAAGAAATATTTAGCTGCAGTTGAAATTGCTTTTTCAAGAACTATAAATAATCTTCTAACATTAACTCTATTAAATGCTGATGACTTATCCAACATTGTTTTTTGACCCCAAATAACCTTACCTTGTCCGGCAAATGATACAATAGGATTAATTCCATCCTTGTATAACATATCCCTATGACTAAGTTTTGGATTCCAAGCTAATCTTCTAATATTATTAAGAATTGCTCTATTAAGACCAGCAGGTGCCCACCAAGGATCTCTCATATAATCAGTATGAGCGTAAATACCACCTACAATACCTGATGACGGTAACCATCTATATTTTCTTTGATATTTATCATATACTTCACACCAATTGCCATAAAGAGCTGCATATGAAGTATTTTCATTAAGATTATCAAGTTGATGTGCTCCAATACCCTTTCTCCATTCAGTAAGATCTACAACTTCATCACCTCTGTTATTAATAACATGTTCTGATTTACAATCAAGAATTGCCATTGAATCTTTTCTTTTTTCACAGATATTAATCATATATCTTTTAATTTCTGTTTGTTTATTAGAATCAATAAAAAGATTAACATCAATATCTTCTGCATTTGCATATAAATCAAGTGCTTGCATTTGAATACCTGGATCAATATTTGATATATCAGTCATTGCTAAATGTGTTACATAATCATAACCATTAAAACCTTGTGCAAACTCTTCCCATATAGGTGTTGTAATTCTCCAAGGTTCATCAACACGAGTTTCATTTAATGATATTCTTATATATCTTGAATAATTGTTTATTAATGTTTCACAATATCGTGTTCGTCCTTCACCATCTGTTGACATTGGATCAGTAGAAATATTCCATACTTCCCTTGTCTCATATGTTTTTTCACCTTGTGCAATATCTTGAACAATTAATAAGAAATCTGTATCATGTGTTAAAGGTGCATCTTGTTTTAATACATCAAAAATAACAGCTTCATCTTCATGACCTACCCATTCTGGTTTAACAGTACCATCACTAAGATAAGGATACCAAGGTTCATTATACATTTCTGAATTAGGTGTTCTATTTAATCTATCATAAGTAAGTTTATTAACAAAACATACTCTTGTTTTATTTCCCCATTCACCACGAGATGAAGAGATCATCCACAAATCTGATGCATTAGTAACTGTTTCATCACCAAACTCATCAGGATCACCAAAATATGGATCATTTACATTTCCAATATCTTGAAGTTTAAAAGGATTTGCGTATGGTGCAAAATTACTATCACCCGGAGCACCACCTGATGCAGGGGCACCAGATACAGGATACGCTTCAACACCCGCAAATGTTGCAGATAAAGGCATAACCCTTGTACAAAAAAAGTTTCTACCATATTTTAAGAACCCTGCTCCAGATAATACATCTTCATAACAATATCTATTGCTTGTAGGCATACCAAATGTTCTAATCAATTCGTCTTCATTTGCGATAAAGACTGTTTTCATTTCAGGGCCTTTATATGTGTTTCTTAATATTTCAACACCAACACTTGTAGCAACCGCTGGAATTGTTGTTGTAAGATCAATTTCTTGAACATCAACTAATGGACTTAAATAAAAAGGCATAATTTCTTTCTCCTATAATTTTTGCCTATATAAGAATCGTTATATAGGACTTTCTACATTTCATCTTTATAAATAACATTATATGTTATACTATTTCTATAATGTATTTATAAAAATAGATAAAGTTTGGATATAATATTAATTATTTTCTTTTAGGTATAAAATAACTATAATTAAAATTAACATTACAATCTAAATTTATTTCACCATCTCTATGTGAAAGTGATACTTCATTTAATGATGTAGGATATATATTATATATGTCTATACTCATTACAGATTGTTTATCATTATTTATAAAATTCAAAGAAGCTCTAACGGAATATTCTTCTAATGATGTTGCTTTACCAGTAAATGGATTATTTATAAATAACAACCATTGATATAATATAAACCAGTTACAGAAATCAGAATCTACGGTAAAATCAACACTCCAAGGTTCAAATGTTACCGGTGCAATAGCCATTGGAAATGATGCATTTTGCCAAGATGGTTCAACTGTTCCAACAGTCATTGATGGTATTATAGTTCCATGAATATTCAATGAAAATATATCCATATCTTTAGGTTTTTCTGTTATAGGTAATATTGGAAATATCAATTCATAATTACTTGATACTGCTTTATTTAAATTTTGTATTGTATCACTCATTATAACTCTTCCTTAATTTCAAACGTATATAATGTTTTTATAGAATTATCATATAATGATCCTGATAATTCTTGACTTGTAACATCTAATGGAAATTTTTCTGCTGATAACCCAACAGTTTCTAATAAAACAGGCCCACCAGAAGGTGTTTCTGATACAGAACATATACTATCAGGATCTTTCTGCATTCCTATTATAAAATCTTCATATATAGTTTTAATAACAGGAAAATCGTATTTAGGTTTAAATAACCAACCTTCAACAGTAAAATCTATATTCCATTGTAAATGTCTTAATTCATCAGACGCAATTCCTACTGCATTTTCATTATTTGATCCATTATATAAAACCTTTAAATCAAGTTCTTGTATTATTTCTCCATCTATATCAAGTTCAGGTATAGATATTTTTATATTCATCATAGGATCAAAATATGGCATAAGTTGTTCTACTATTTGAATTATATCAACCATATATTCTGCTAATATTTGAACTTGAAATGTATAATTATATGGTACAGGATTAACAAATCTTTCTTTTTTTAATTGTCTATTACCTAATCTTTCATGAAAACCAGTTTCAGCAGAATAAAACTTATTAACCTTTCTACCCGAATCCATTTCAATATCAACAAGATAAATACCTATTATAGGCATTATCTTATCTTTTATTCGTTTTCCTGTTGAATCTATTTTTTCAATCCAATACCAATTTTTTGTTTTAGGTGAAAATTTAACAGGAATTTGAATAAATGATAATAATTGCCCAGTTTCAGTATCATATCTACCTATTTTAATATCATTAAAAAGATCAAGGAATTGTACAATGGTTTTCCTCATCACCTGATAATAAAATTGATACCCATCTTTGATATCATGTTGTAATCTTGTTATATCTTCACCCATTATTAATTACCTTTTAATTTTAGTTATGTATATCATTTATATTATCAATAATATCCATTAAATTTATTCTAATCATATGTATATCATTTAATATATTGTTTTTGTATTTATCATCAGGAATATTTAATGATAATTTTTCAATATCGTCTATTTCATTTATTATATTTCCTGTTATATCTGATATTGTGGGCAAATTATTATCATTTGATTGTAAATAACCATCAATTTTAGATAAAACATCTATATAATTTTCATCTGCTTTTATAGGTCTCATTTTATTTAAATAAATCTGAATATTTTATATCAAGATAATTTTCATTAATAATGTAATATTCTTTACATTTTATTGATATTTCTTTATCATTTATAATAGCATCATCTAAATCTTTATCTTTATATGACGAAACAACATTTTCTAATATAGGTAAATATTCTGATTTAGACATTATAATATTTGTTTTATTATTTAAATGAACTAATACATCTAAATATTCAAGATCTACTGTTAAATCCCTTATTTCAGGTGACCATACATATTTAAATTTGCCTATAGGAATTATTATATATGGTTCACCATAATTAGTGACTTCCATTTTCCAACCAGAACAAAAGACACCTTCTGATCTTACTTTCCATCCAAATTTCTTTTTAAATAATTTATCAAGTTCATTATGTATTTCTTTTGGTGTATCTAAAGGTAGTCTATTTTTTCTTGGAATAATAATATCATATTCTTTAATTATTTTTTTAACACCTCTATATAAAGGTTTTTCATAACCAACTTCATGAAAATAATAAGCACAATCATGTTTTATTTTATCAATAAAATCATCACTTATATAAGAACCTTCTAATATTTGCCTTATTTTACTCATGGCAAATCACCTCTAAATAATTCTGTATATATATCTGCATGAGATTCTACATCAATATCTTTTAACATATAATATTTTTTACATTTTATTGATATTTCTTTACCACTACTTAAAGCTTTAAGAAAATCATTATCTTGATATTCATTAATAATCATTTCTAACTTTTCTTTTACTGTATCATCAAAATCAAGATAATTAGGATAAAAATCATCTCCATATGATTTTATAATCTCCATATTATTAAGTTCTACTGTTAAATCTCTTATTTCAGGTGACCATATATATTTAAAATTACCTACAGGAAACATATAATATAATTGACCATATGTATTTGGTGGTGGATTGCCAGAACAAAAAACACCTTCTGACCTTACTTTCCATCCAAATTCCTTTTTAAATAACTTATCAAGTTCATTATGTACTTCTTTTGGTGTATCCAAAGGTAGTCTATTTTTTCTTGGAATTACAGGAATTAATGTCTTGATATTTTTCCTTGTTCTTCTATATAATTTATAATTAACTTTGAGAAATCTACTTTTATAAAAAAATTCCTTGCATTCATTCTTTATTTGTTTAACATCTTCTACTGTTATGAAAGAATTACTTTCTGATATATGTCTCTGAAATCTCATAATTTATCTACCAAATGCTCTTTCATCAGGATCAGGATAATCATGTATTTCATCACTTTCATGTTCTATATTTGTATTATCACCAAATGTATGTTCAAAATAAGTATGTTTAGATAAATTAGGAACTTCTCCTTTTTCTGGTGGTTCATAATCACCTGTTATAATATCATCAAAAGGATCATCGGGTAATCCGGTATGAACTTCTCTATGTTCATCAGATTGTTCTGAAAATCTAAAAGGTCTTAATACTAAATCCCATGTAAATTTTTTACCAAGAAATATATTTTGTTCTTCATCAATTGAAGCTATTTCATAATGTCTATCATTCCATAAAGTTCTTATGACATCACCCATTCTTGGTTGTATAAATGCACTTGGGCCTAATGTATCTGTAAAAACAGATGTTAAATCCCTTACAAACATAGCTTTTGGTATTGTCATATATTGTAATGTATCATCAGCAGTAAGACCAAAAATTTCAAGAATTGTTGTTTCTGTTTCAGGAGCATATATACATTTTGTTACTGATGGATAACTTAATTTATTATTAGGATCTTCACCAAATAAATAATCATGTTTTGGTTTAAGAATACGATATTCAATAGGAAATCCAGATATATCAGTAATTTCACAAATACTTGATTGGAATAGATTATGTTCACAAGAATCTAAATCATACATTGACCAATTTGGTTTAGAACAAATTGGTTGTGATGCAGATGTAGGTGCATTACCACAATCAGAAGGACAACCATTCTCTGCAGTACATGATTCTATAGGTGTACAGTTACAGGATAACATTTATTTATACCTCTTTATTTTAACCAATATATATACCATATCCATCATAACTATATTTTGAATCAATTTCTTCTTCTAATCGTTGTTGATCTTCTCTTCCTTCTGAAACAAGTATATCACCATCAAGTGATATATTAGCACCACCTAAAGAACTATTATTTGAATATTTTCTTCTTATTAATCCTAATCGTTGTTTTAATAAAGCTAAAGAATATTGAAAAATCCAAGGTTGTGAATATAACCATTCAACAGTAGTTTCAGATATATTGTCATACATACTACATTGTAAATCTGCACTTGGTGCAGGAACATATGTTGGTAATGAAGAACCTTCTATCATATTTGCTTTTATTAAAACATAACCCGGTGATTCATATGTTTCAGTTTTCATATTATCTACAGGACAAGGATATGCAGCACTTGGTGTATCATAAATACTACCTGATGGTACTGTTTTTGATATTGTATTTCCACATTCAGGTGTTGGATGAATTTTTATTTGATTTGTTGATTTATGATATTTCCACAAATATCTATTTGCTCTTGTATTATGTATCATAGACATATACATTCTTGATGCGTAATAATCAACAAATGTATATGGTGACGAACCTTGATGCATATTACCTATCCCACCTACTCCACCAAATGATCCTGTAAATGGATCTCCTTGTGAAAAGAAAGATGTATTACCTTGTTCTGGCCCTGTATACCATAATGGATTATAACCACAAAATGATCCATCATAACCACCAAGACCATAACTACCAAAATGATCATGATATTTCATTACTTCTACAATACCTACAGGTAAATCATACACATATCTACCATTTTCAAGCATTAATAAAAAATAAACTTCTTGTGTTGCATTACCTACAGCCCAAGTAATATAATAATCTCTTGACATATTAATTGCATCATTTAAATCTTCAATGCATAATTCTATTTTCATCATTGAGCCGCCAAGTGCTCTAATTAATTTTTGATGTAATTGTTGTTTTGTGCATCCCATATAAAACCCTTTTATTGTATTATTTATATTTATATAAAAATATAATAGTTTATCTAATATCTTTGTAATATTTCATAATTATTATCTATATCATCCGAATCATTTAAAAATGACCAAATATCATCATCATCTTCTTCTATTTTTTTATAATTCATACTTTCATCAAGTAAATCAAATTTTATAAAATATAATGACCAATACAAAGAATCAACTAAATCATCAGGATAATTATTACCTGAAAATCTATTATTACCTTTATCTATAAAAGCTGTTAATTGTTTTATTGTATCAGGATCATGTATTTTAACACATTTATCTTCTATAAGTTTTTTCATATTCAATACTGCTATAGGTTTTGTTTTTCTTGTTGATCTTATACCTAATTTAGCAACTTTAGTTCCTTCACAAACAAGATTTTCACATTCTATTTCCCACCATAAAGTTTGAATAACAGCAGCTCCTTCTCCATTATTTTCTAACATTATAAAACCATTATTATATTGTACTGAAAGATTGTTTAATATATATGCAAATGAATGTGTATCTGTTTTATTATCTTTAAATACAGCAACTTGTTCTGTTTTAAATGGATTAACAGATATTACTTTTAATACTTGAATACATGCATCATGATCACCTGTACCTTTACTTGGATCACCACCAAGAATATAAATGTAATCTGGTATAGGTTTTTCAAATATTTTTAATTTATCATTTAATCCATATACCGGATCTGGAAATTTTTGATTTTTTAATATAACTAATGTATTTTTGTCGATAATAGTATTAGCAGATCCAAGAAATTCAATATTATATTCTTGATCAAATCTACGTTGTCCAATATTTCTTAATTGTATTCTTGCCCATTCTTCATCTCTTTCTGGATGTTCTCTATAATCAACTCTCAATGTTTTAAATTCATTTAAATCATTAACACCACCCATATATAATTCATAAAATAAACCACCTATACCATTTGGAGTTGAAATTGCAATAAATTTACCATATTTAGAAACACTTATTGTAGGATAGTTTGACATATAGAACTCTTCTGCTTTTTCTCCTTCAACAAATGCTAACTCATCAGAAATAATTATATTAGCAGTTTTACCACGGAAGGCGTTCTTACTTGTTGCACCAGCAACAATTATAGTTCCATTTTCAAATACTATTGTTTTCTTATTATATTCTACTACACCACATTTTAACCATTCAGGTAGTTCTTCATACATTATTTTAATTCTTGAAAGGAAATCAATTGATGATGATTCTTTGTTTGATACGATGCCCACAACTTTATCAGGATTAAATAATGAATACCACAATACATATGCACCAACACTTAAACTTTTACCCATTTGTCTTGCCATAAGACACGCAACAAATCGTTCTTCAACAAGTAATTTAAATAATTTTTTTTGATATTCGTATGGATTAAATATGATACGACCTTCATCAGGATGAATAATTTTGATATATGTAAGAAAATGAAAAATGTCTTCTTTACATTTTTTAAGTTCTCTTATATCTTCTATAGTATAAGAATATTCTTCGCCTGGGCGTTTTACTTGATCTGTATATACTGGCATTTTTAACAAACTCCTTTACATTTATACTTACTTATGTTATAAATATATTATAGGAGATATATATAAATGAATAATATAAAATATAAAGAAGATAAATCAGATCCAGAATTGAATACAAATTCATTAAATAATGAATTTAATATTGATAGTAATAAAATAAATAAAGAAATAGAAAAAGTACAATCAATGAGAAAAGAATTACTTGATATTGAAAAAGATCAACCTGATGTAGATAAAATCATATTAAATAATATAGATAGAGCTAATAATATACTTGATCACATTGAAAAAGAAATATACACTGGTAATGCAAATGCACGACAAATTGAAGTTGTTGGACAATTAATTAATGCAGTTACAACAGCAGCTACAAGTATTACTGGTATTTCTTATAATCAACAAATCATTGATAATAAAAATAGATCATTAGATATAAAAGAAAAAGAATTAACTGTTAAAGGTATTATAAAAGGAGTAGAAAATGTTAATATCACTAATAATAATTTAGTAATGAATAGAGAAGAAGTATTAAAAATGTTAGATGAAAAATAAAATATCATGAAAAGAAAAACAACAGAAGAGTTTATCATTGATGCTTATTGCAAGCATAGTGATAGGTATAATTATAAACTTGTACATTATAAAGGTGCAAAAACTAAAGTAAAAATTATATGTCTTGTACATGGTGTTTTTGAACAAGTACCATCATATCATTTACAAGGACAAGGATGTCCTAAATGTGCAGGTAATGCAAAAAGTTATACACAAGAGTTTATAAAAAAGGCACAAGAAATACATGGTGATATATACAATTATAAACTTGTACATTATAAAGGTGCAAAAACTAAAGTAAAAATTATATGTCATATACATGGTACATTTAAACAAGTACCATCATATCATTTACAAGGAAAAGGATGTCCTAAATGTGCAGGTAATGCAAAAAGTTATACACAAGAGTTTATAAAAAAGGCACAAGAAATACATGGTGATACATACAATTATAAACTTGTTAATTATAAAAATAACAGAACTAAAGTAAAAATTATATGTCCTGTACATGGTACATTTAAACAAGTACCAAGTTCTCATTTAAAAGGATGTGGTTGTCCTAAATGTGCAGGTAATGTTAAAAACTCAACACAAGAGTTTATAGAAAAGGCACAAGGAATACATGGTGATAAGTACAATTACTCTTTAATACAATATAAAAATAACAGAACTAAAATTAAAATAATATGTCATAAACATGGTGTATTTGAACAAAGAGCGGGAAATCATATAAATCTTAAACATGGATGTCCTAAATGTAACAATGAATATAAAGGTATTATATATGCAAAAAATAATATACCTTTATATGATACATATGCAAAACAATTAAGTCCTTATGGTGTTTCTTGTAAAAGAAATAAAGAAGATGAAAATGTATTGGAAGTTAAGTGTATGTATTGTGATAGATGGTATATACCTACATTAAGATCAGTATATCATAAAATAAAATGTATAAACGGCAAACAATCAGGTGAATCAAATTTATATTGTTCTATTGAATGCAAACAAACATGTCCTACATATAGACAAAGAATATATCCTAAAGGATTTAAGGATGATAGAACCAACACTTCAAGAGAAGTACAACCTGCATTAAGGAAATGTGTTCTAAAAAGGGATAATTATACATGTCAAAAATGTGGTGCAACTGATACAGAATTACATTGTCATCATTATGAAGGTATAGAAGTTAATCCTATAGAATCAGCGGATGCAGACAATTGTATAACTTTATGCAAAGCCTGCCATAACAATATACATAAAGCTGATAAATGTGACATTAAACAATATCAAAGAAAGAAATGCAAAGAAGGTGTAGAAATATTAAAAATGTTAGATGAAAAATAAAATATCATGAAAAGAAAAACAACAGAAGAGTTTATCATTGATGCTTATTGCAAGCATAGTGATAGGTATAATTATAAACTTGTTGATTATAAAAATAACAGAATTAAAGTTAAAATTATATGTCATATACATGGCATCTTTGAACAAATGTCTGGATCTCATTTAAAAGGACAAGGATGCCCTAAATGTGCAGGTAATATTAAAAAATCAACAGAAGAGTTTATAGAAGATGCTTATTGCAAACATGGTGATAGATATAATTATAAATTAGTTAAATATATAAATGCAAAAACTAAAGTAAAAATAATATGTCCTGAACATGGTATATTTAAACAAATGTCTGGATCTCATTTAAAAGGAAATGGTTGTCCTAAATGTGGTGTATTTGAATTATCAAATAAATTTAAAAAGACAACTCAACAATTTATAGAAGATGCTTATTGTATTCATGGTGATAAATATAATTATTCTTTAGTACAATATAGGAATAATAAAACTAAAGTAAAAATAATATGTCATAAACATGGGATATTTAAACAAACACCAAATGCTCATTTACAAGGTAATGGTTGTCCTAAATGTGGTAATAAATATAATGGTATTATATATGCAAAAAATAATATACCTGTATATAATACATACACAAAGCAATTAAAACCATATGGTATTGCTTGCAGAAGGAATAAAGAAGACAATAATGTATTAGAAGTAAAATGCATGTATTGTGATAGATGGCATATACCTACTATGAATTCTATACAAATGAAAATACAATGTATAAATGGTAAACAATCAGGAGAACGCAATTTATATTGTTCTAATGAATGTAAGCAAGCATGTCCTACATATAGACAAATTTTATATCCAAAAGGGTATAAAACTAATACTTCAAGAGAAGTACAACCTGTATTAAGGAAATGTGTTCTAAAAAGAGATAATTATACCTGCCAGAAATGTGGGGCAATCGATGTTGAATTGCATTGCCACCATTATGAAGGTATAGAAGTTAATCCTATTGAATCAGCTGATGCAGACAATTGTATAACTTTATGTAAAGCTTGTCATAATGAAATACATAAAGCTGACAAATGTGGCATAAAACAATATCAAAGAAAAGAATGTAAAGAAGGTGGAGAAGGATAAAGAAAAATAGGATTGTATATTATTTATACAATCCTATCAATTTAATTATATTAGTTTAGTTTTAAGGTTGAACACTACATCTTCCAGCATAATAACTGTCACATGAAGAACAGTTTCCAGAAATAGATGCTAAAAATTCAGAAGTACATACATCTTGCCAATTAGCAGGTCTTCCATCAGTATATGCTTCTTCATTTTCATCTTTATCACAATCTGGACAAGAATTTGCTGAAATAGAATTTTCATTTCCATTTATTACATTATCAGTTCCATTTTTATAAGAATCTGATGTTATTGTATTACCATCACCCGATGCTGTAATTTTTGTTCCTGCTGCTCCAATACCAGCCACAGCAACGTCTTTTAAAGCATGTGCTTGTGAAATACCAAGAGCAATACCACCAATACCAAGAATTAAACCAGCACTTTTTCTTACATTATCACCAAACGAATCAGGAGCTTTTATAGGTTGAAGAGCCATAACATTTCCATTTTTACTCATTAATACTTTTGCCATTGTTCGTTGATTTTCCATATTCATAAAAAGTATTGGAACCAAAACGTCGTCTGTAATTTCTGGTGATTCTGATGCTGCTTTCATTGATTGAGACATCATTGTCATCATTCTTTCTTCATGAATCTGATCACTTTTTCGTTCATCCTCTTGTGCTTTTATATTCATTTCTGTTATTGCCTGGTTTTGAGTATTAACAGCTTGATAATATTCTTTTTGACCACAACCCATTAAAATCATTGAAGTAATAACTAAACATGATATAATCTTTATACCTTTTTTCATATTAAAATCTCCTATTTTTTACATCTTATATATATATTTATATAAAATATAAAAACTAATATGTATTTCTTTTTATTATATCTGTTTTTTTTGGCCCAAATCCAAGATGTGTAATTTCTGGTAATTTTAGAAGCAATTCATTTAATTTATCTTTATTAAGATAATTACAGAAATTTAATAAAATATAATCAGGCATCAATATATCTAACATATAATGATATTGTATCATAGAAAATGTTGCTATTCTTCGTATCCTTTTTGTATTTGTAGTTAATTCAGGATTTACTTCTATATCTTCCCATTTTATTTCTTTACTATCTTCATAAAATGGGCCACTATAACCTATTTCTTTATTTCCTACTTTTATATTGCCAACTCTTATTGGAAATGTTCTTATACAAGACAATACATTCCCAAGATAATATGGATGTATTTGTGCATCAGATAAAGCAGAAGACACAGTTATTTCTCTACTTGTACAATAAGGATATTTAAGACCTGAACATAATGACAATCCAAGTCCTTGAGGGATTTCCATTAAAGCCGTATAACCTTTATCTAATAACAATCTAATATCAATATCTCTAATATATTTGCTTAATAACTTATTATCTTTAGCTAATTTTGCCGATCTATTTATTTTTCTTGATAATGATCTACCTACACCATTTTGTGTTGATGATATTAATGTTGCAGAAGATGTTGTTTCTAATTCATTATTAATATCTTTAATATCAATAATTGATGCCATTGGATCTATAAACAATCTATTTGATGATATATTATATCTTTTTATTTCATCTAATAATATATATGGATTAATAATAGAACCAGCACATAAAAATATAATAGAATTCTTATTTAATATACCTGATACAGGTAATTGTTTTGTTATATATTTTTTATTATTCTTATAAAATGTATGACCTGCATTAGGACTATTATTACTAATAGCAAAATCTATATTACATTTATCTGTGATATAAGATGCAAATAAACCTTTTCCTGTACTACCAAACTGTCCATCAATCAATATATTAAATTTTCCTTTTTTTAACATTTTATTTTGTTTTTAAATATTTAAAAGTTGTTGAATTTTCATTCATCTGTTTAAAATCAACATCATTCCAATCTTCAATCAAATACATTTCATCTTCTGTATAAATATGAATTTTATTTGTTTCTTCTTTTGTTAGATATCCTTTTTGTTCACGAATTGATTTACCTGATGCAATTTTATCTAAAGTTGTTTGTGTCATTTTATCATTCCTTCCTAATTCATGAATTATAACAGTACTATATTTACCTAATGCTGTACCATCTTTTATAATTTTATTTGACCATTTCCATAATATATCATTAACCTTATTTGTTAATATATTTAACTGTATAGACCAATGTTGAGAATTTCTTGTGTTATTATTTCTAACACGAATATAACCACGTTTAATAACACGCAACATAACTTCTTCCCTTGCTTCACCTTCAATATCAGAAAGTTTTTGTTCACCATATTTATTAAATGTATCATCTATTGTTTTATCTGTTTCACCAAATTTTTTTGGATATTTAACAACAGATATAATATGTCGTGATTCAGGACTTATTATTTTTCCTTTAGGTGTAATCCAATATGCATATGCAGACATTATATATCTCCTTTTATTTTATAAATATACTTAGCATTGCCACAATCCCATATACGATCATATCCATTTATAAGCATATTTTGATATTCTGTTTGTTCAGGATTCCAATATTCTAATTCACCTTTATTATATTTCCTTTCTATATTCTTTTTCTGAAACATACGT